CTTCGCCTTCGGCTCAGCCGCCTTCCGACGATCAATCTCAGCTTGCAATTGCTCATCAGTGAAACGATCAGTCGACATCAAATCCTGCAAATCAAGCTCGGCATCCTCATCGAACTCATACTTCGAGTGAGATTCCGGATCATCCTCAATATAGAAATCGTTCGCTTCCTCGAACGTTTCCGCACCAGCCTCACTAGCGGCCTGGGCGAAGCGCTCAGAGCGCACCATCTCACGAATCTGCAACGCAAGAGGCACCTCAGGCTTATAGCCGACAGGAGGTGCCATCGGACGGCCATCAACAACCTCACGCCCACGTTCATCCAAACGACCGAGCGAAGATTTGATCACCTTCGCCACAACTTCCAAACCTTCACTTACTTTCATGGGAAACATCTCCTAAAGAGAAAGACATAGGGACAGCCTCGAACTCCAGTCCTGAGCGCATAGTACACCCAGACAAAACAAAAAGCAACACGAGGCAACAACTCCAACGCGTTCCACGCATCAACCAACCTCCAAGCTGAAAAGTCCACCCCGCCGACTCGGCGGGGTAGAGGCTCTAGAAAATATGAGACGTGCCAACCTTTGACACCATCCGGCGCGCCTGAATAGAGTGCCGCGCCATAATCCACAACACATCAGTTGTGTTCACAGCAAACACCCGCTCAGTAGGCACACACGACACGAACGTGCCATTGAGAGCCGGAGACGATGAAAACTCACGGGCCAGGTGCCAGAAGTTCAACAAACTAGTCTTGAACTCACCAGACACCCGAGACTCCTCGCGACGATACTCGTCATACCGATCTTGATAGCCAAAAGTCGCATCAGGAGAGGCATGAGCAGCGTAAATCTCCTTGTTCAGCACCGCTTGCTGCCCAATGTGTTCCAACTCACGCTGCCAAAAATCTTCCTTCACCCGACGATTGAAAGAACGCTTCATCCCCTGCATGTAAATCGTCCGAGGACGGACGGACAGCAAAGAAATCACGTAGCCGTGTTCCTCAAAAAAGCGCCGATAGCGATTCGACCGCATCGCGCCCATGCCATGACCACGCAACGTGCCCACAGGATTCGTCCCATCCTGAGCAGACTGAATCAACTCAGAAAACTGAATCGCCTGCCGGCCACCACCAAGATATTCAGGCCGCTGCAACCGCGCGTCCGACGACTTCACGCCCAAAAAGCGCAAATACTCAGTGTACCGCGAGCCGTAACGAGCCCGAGCTTCCTCATAGCGCTGCAAGGCCATCGCTTGACGCAAAGACGAAACCGTCATCGAACCAAGATTGACACCAGACAAAGACGCAAACACCTTCGGGAAGCCGACATTGTTCGGATCCTCCTTCATCGAAGTGTTTTCCTGAGCCGACCCGGAATTGTTCCAACGCTGACCCGCAGTAGCGACAGTCGTCTCTGTAGCACCAGTACCAGTAGCCAAGCGAATCGTCGACCCTGCCGCCTCAAAACTCATGCTCGACTTCCAACCAAGACCAGAAACGGGCAAAGTCTGCGCACCACCAGTGATCGGAATAGAGACAGCGGGACCCTTCTGCTCCCAAGGCCGAGCAGACGTAAAATAGTCCTTCTCCCAGGCACAATTCTGCAAACCAGTGTTCGTCGTCGTGTCAGCACCAGCAACAGTCGAAATGGCAAGTTTCGTCTGCAAATCCTGGTCCCGATAGTTCTCATTCCAAATCAGGGAGTAAGCCCTGAACGGGAGAGCGGAACAAACAATGTTGTTAACGCCAGTAGGCACGCCAAGGTAATCAGCAAGAGAGCCAACCGCAGCGCCAGAACCCCCTCCAATCGTAATAGTTGGAAAAACAGACGCATTAAGACCATCCGGACCCCCAGTGATGAAATTCTCCCAATCATCCCAAACAAGACGATGAGGCACAAACCAGTGGTGAATCCTGCAATCAACCTGATGCATCACCGGCGCCAAAAGCGGAGACGCACGCACCAGAGCGCTCGTCGCCTGCTGAACAGTGTCACCCGGCAACACCTCAAAAATCCCACAGGGAATCAACTCACCCATATCACACGACAGCAAATTGGTGTGACTCAAAGAATGCTTAAACCTTTTCACAATTCTCTCCTCTGTTTAAAAATCTGCTCTAACGCTTCCGCACGCGCCAACTTCCCGGCCTGCTCCTCAGCCAATAAGGTCTTGAGACCCTTCTCACTAGACCGTGCAGCAAGCCGCACAGGGAACACTTCCGCGTCCCTCTGTTCGACAACCGCCTGAGGCGTTTTCTCATCACGACCGACACGAGTCCTCAAACGCTTCACCAGATACCGACCGAGAGGCTTCAACGAACCTCTCTCTCCCTGCAACGAAGTAGGCACATCAACCTGATCTGACATGTCATACTTCAAAAACTCCGAAGCCACCTCGTCCATAAACTCAGCACCAATGCCCGGACGATTAGACATCCGAGCAAATTCAGGATGGCGACCTTCCAAAAGGCACTCCATCCTATCCTTCATCTTCTTCACCACGTAGCCCGCTACATACTGGGCACTTTCCGGAGAGAACGTTCCCACTTGTATCTGACCAAGACCCCATGAAGCGTTCACCGCATCGCACACAGTACAGCAACTCCCGCTCAAAGATTTGTCCTTGGGATAAAGCTTCCACGCCCTTGTCTTGTAGTGGCGGCACGGAGGATACCCAAAAATCACTAGGTGATAATGCGGCCGCAGGGTTATCGCACCGTATTCCCCAACTGCGAAGAACCGCAAGCGCACGGGGCTCATCATTTTCCTCACACGCTTCAAGAAATTCCTCAAATCTTCCGGGCTGAGTGTCGCAAGCCCATTGGATTCTTTCGGCAAATGCTCGTCCGCATACGTCAAGGTCAAAAACGAAACATGTTTGTGACCCCGGGCTTCCAACTCTAACCTGTGTGACCACGTTCTTCTCCTTCCAATTCGGCAGGGCAGGCATTGGCCACAGCCAACAACCTGCCCGCCAGCCAAAACTAAGGGTTTACCGCACTTCACAGGCGGATTCCAATACGAGGCACCCTCGAACGACCGCCCCGCCTTCGCCGACTGCGCGAAAAAACGCGCCTCGCGCGAGAGCGAACCCGGACCATCCGGCGCCTGCCACGTCTCATGTCTACCACCTCCTCTCACTTCCAAGACCTCAAACCAGGCACACCGTACTTAGGACGATACGCCTTACGAAACCGCGTCAAAGTAGACCGCGGATTATAGGGCGAGTACACATTCCAGTAATAATCCGCCACGCCCTTCGAAACACCATAACCAGTCGAACTCAACTCAGAGTCCCCATAGATGTTCTCCCAGCTCTGAGCATCCATCCAATAGGGGTTCGTCTCCCACATAATCCCCGCATGAGCCGCCGGAGTGCGCTCAGGAGGAACAACCCGCATATCCGACGGCACACGAGACTGGTCCTTAACCACACGACCAGCAATCACAGGCGCAGGCGGGTGAGCCGCCTGCCGCAACTGAGCAATCTGAGACCTCAGCAACTCATTCTCAAGCTGACCTCGAGACAACTGCAAGGCCCGAAGCGCCTTTGTATAGCCATCCAATCGCTCACCCCGATCTGACATAGCATCAACGGCCCTGCCAACATCTTGACCAGCATCAGCCAAAGCAGGACCCAAACCAGAAACCTCAGTAGGCGCAATATTAACTCCAGGAGCACCAACAGCGTAAAGCGGATGCACACCAGCTTTCAAAGCATCTTTCACACGCCACTGGATACCATTCTTAGCCGCCGCAAGCTGCAACTCGCGGTTCTTCTTGGCCTCAGACTTGCCAATCAAACCGCCAATAATAGACGCACCAGCGCCAATCAAAGCACCTAGCATACGACACCCGAATATTCCGACCGCCTTGGGTCCTTCCGCGGGCTTCCGCCCTTACCAGTCCGCCCAAGAGCGTGCAGAACTTCCTTCCGAATTCGCCGCCGCAAACACACCAAAGTCCGCAACGGAGCCTCGAAACCAATCAAACGAGGCACAGAGTCGAAAGCGGTCAAGCCCATCTGGGACTTCGCCTCGCGTATAAGACTTGACCGCCTTCGCATCACCGCCGCCTCACGCACAACCAAACGATGGCGGGATGACGTAAACTGCCTAGCAGGCCGAGCCTCATAGGCAGGATTAAAGACCCGCGATCGTGACTGGGAAAC